GGTGTTCTGCCGCTAATGCAACTTATGACCAAGACAACCAATTAGTCTGCAAAGGCTACAGAGAACTAGACAACACTATAAGAAATAATGTTGGTGTGAATCTTGATATTGATATTGTTCGAGAAATACATAACATTAGAAAAGAAAACTGGATTAAAACTACAAAACTGATGAATAAAGTAATAACAGATAATTTAAAAAATAAAAAAACTAAACTACCACCAGAAGTCCAAAAGGTTAAAAACCAATTAGCAAACTTTACTATCAAATCATTATGACTTTTTACAACACCATTCGAGAAACCCCTGCTGAATTAGCTCAATCTATAGCTAAAGCAAAAAGCCAAGAGGCAAAAATTATGAAATGTTTAGATTTTTATGAAAGTAAATATCCAGATTTACGTTTTAGTCCATCAATGGTTTTAAGTATGACAGAACTAAAATGCCCTCTAACATCTATCAGAAGAGCTATGACAAACCTTAGTAATGAAGGAAAGCTAATCAAAACAGATAAAAAGATTGAGGGTTTATATGGTAAACAAGAACATCTTTGGTGTTTACCTAAAAAACCAGAGTCTTTCAGTCAATCATCACTGCCTTTTTAATCATGAAAAATTACAAGGCTGGTGAATATACAATTCAAGAACACGTTAAACAATGTGGTCATTTGATGGATTTACCACCACGCAATTATTTAATTGGCTTACCTCAAAGAAAAAAGAAATGAAAAACAAAGACTTTGATAGCTTTAACAATGACCGCATTGCAAATGCAAGAAAGCGAATTAATGATTTACTACTACTCATTCGTAACTGGGAGAAACAAAAACAATGAATCAAGTACGACAACAACTATTGCCTTATTGCCTTACAAAGGTAAATGATGACATTGGTGGCTGGATTTTACTTAACAGGGAATACAAACCTTTAGGTTGGAATAATAGTCAACACGCTAAATATGAAGATGTCCCAAAAAATGCAAGGATAAGAAGATTAAGCATCACACAAAAAAGATTTTATAGTTGGAATAATCACACTAAGGAAAATGATAATTTTGTTTTTCTTTACTATGATGGCAATATTCCTACATCTTCAAAAGAAAACTGGCAAGAATATAGTAAAAAACTTGAAAAATTATCAAACTTAAAAACCTTTCAACACTGGCAATAACATGAAACAAAAAAAAATTAAAAACATGACTATCAATGAAGTCAATTCTTATACTATGGAGTGTTTACAGTCTTTACAAACACAACATGAATTATTGGAATATTGGAAAGAACAAGACAAAGGAATCGAAACTATGTTTCAGCTTACTGATGCAAAAAGAAATCAACTTTACAAACAAAAACTCATAACATTAAAAGCAATTAGTGATTTACAAGATGTTTTGATAAAAATACAAAAACATCAGGACAAATTTATACAAACTTACAAAAGTCAAGCTGAATCTTTTGATGAAGCAAAATTTGATGATTCTCCATTTCACTGTTTAGATGTTAGTGGAAAATCGACAAAAACTAACGATTGACGCTACATTTAGAATAATAAAAACCATAATCCCAGAGTGGCTAACGGAAGAACTAGCAAGAATGAACATGAGTTCAGGGTGAACAAAGTCGCTAGGCTTATGTCTGTTGGCACTGTTAGATCAGATATACTGCAATTTGCTACAACTGAGTGGGGTGTAACACAAAGGACTGTTGATAGCTACATTTCAGATGCCAGAGAGATTTTGAAGCAAGATTTTGATATTGACCGCAGACAATTTACTGCGGAAGTTTTAGCTCAGTACGCATCACTGGCAAAAGAGGCTAGAAAATCAGGGCAATTAACTGTGGCTTTGGGTTGTATAAACTCAATGGCAAAGGTCGGTCAGGTGATGTCTTGAGCATACTGAACAGAGAAGGATCAGTCTTAGATCACATAGGTAGTCACTACGTTGATATTGATACTGATGATTTATTGGATAGGATCAGGGCTGACTTGCACCCACCGCAGCAACAGTTCTTTGATAATCAAAATGAAATAGTTGGTCTTTCTGCTGGATATGGTGCTGGTAAGACAAGAGCCTTATGTAGTATGGCAGTCAAGCTTGCAGCCCAAAACATAGGATTTATTGGTGCTGTTATGGAACCAACTGCCCCATTGATTAGAGACATTTGGCAAACAGACTTTGAGTTGTTTCTTGAGCAATATGAGATTCCATATACATTTAGAGCTAGTCCGCTTCCAGAATATACTTTGCATTTTAAGGAAGGTGACAGCAAGCTACTATGTAGATCCTTTGAAAACTGGTCTAGAATAATTGGTTTGAATCTTTCTCATGTATTGGTAGATGAAATAGATGTTGTTTCTCCAACTATTGCCGATAAAGCTTTCCCAAAGATACTGGGACGATTAAGGGCTGGTAATGTTCGCCAGTTTTGTGCAGCTAGTACACCAGAGGGATTTAGGTGGCTATACAACACCTTTGGTACTGATGAAGCAAAGGAGAGAACTGATAGGCAGCTAATCAAAATGAGGACTCAGGACAACCCACATTTGCCTAGTGATTTTATAGAACGTATGCAAAGCAACTATGACCCATCAATGTTGCAAGCCTACCTCAATGGAGAGTTTATCAATCTAACTACAGGTCAGGTATATGACCGCTTTAGTAGAGAAAACAATGTCACTAATGTCAAGCCTGAGATAGGACTAGAGCCATTGAGAATCGGCTTGGATTTTAATATCTCGAACATGAACTGCGTGATAGGTATTGTACAAAATCAAAAATTGTTAATATTTGACGAAATTAGTGGCAGTCACGACACAGATAGCATTGCCCAAGAGATTAAAGCCAGATACCCTATGAATAAGATTTACATATACCCAGATGCAAGTGGAGGCAACAGAAGTACTAATGCAAGTCAGACGGACATTCAGATTCTTGAAGGATATGGGTTCAGCAATCAAAGCCCACGCAGCAACCCACCAGTCAGAGACAGGATTTCTTCC